AGAACTTGGCAAATCTTTCAGGGTTCATAGCCACCGCCAACGCTCTATGATAACCTGCTGCGTCTTTCATCATTCCCGAATCGTCCAAGTACTTATTGATAAAGTTCGTTGGTGTCAATTGGGCTTTCTTTAATTCGACAGCATCCCCCGGTGCGAAACGCAAAACTTGGTCGTTTACCTTGAATTCAAAACCTTTGAACTCGCTGTTAAACACCTCGTCGGTCTTCTTTGAAAACCACTCACGCTTACGCTCGGCTTCTTGTTCCATAGTTTTCGCCTGCGATATATATTGCTTGTAAGCCTGCAACTCTTCTTTTTCTTCTGGAGAAATTTCTGCCGTTCTTGACTCAAGGGGCATCTTGTACTTCTCTTTCTGAGTATTGAAGTATTGTTTGGCTTCTGCAACCAATTTCTTTTTGGCTAGTTTGGCTCTCTTGATTGTTGAGTCATCGTCCAAGTCTTCGTTGTACGAATACTCTTCCATCATGACATCAATATCTTCGTCATCCAAACCAACCTGTGTTGACTTGAGGTAATTACGCAATAGATTATCAGGATCCATTGAATCAAAGTCTTCCTTCAACTTGATGAAGTCTTCGAAACTACGTCCTGTTTCCTTGCGGTACTTCAAGTACGCTGATACATCCTCGGGCAATTGCTCTTCGGATCTTTCAGAAACCAACTCATCAAATGAGTTGATTTCCTTGTTGTATCGTTTACTAATATATGAAAGAACGTCTTCCTCTTTGAGTTCAGTGCTTACAGGTTCTGGCTGTGGATCTGGCTCGGGAGTTGGCTCAGGATCTACCTGTGGCTCAACTTCTTTATTTACTGCCGGCTCTGGAGTCATCACAATCACTGGCGTAGCATTCTCAGATACAACTTGTACCTGTATTTGCTCCTCGTGTCTGTTCAACAACTCCTCTTCCAATTCCTGAATGCCTTTACTTTCAATAGGCTTTACTTCTCTTACTTTGATTTCCATTTGATTAGATTTAATTTTTTACAAATTTATATATTTTTTTGAATACCGTTTTTAGCGGGGTTCAAACACTGATAAGTCGAAGCCATCCAACGAATCTTCTGTGGATTCGAAGTTGATTGGTGGCAAATCATTCTTGCGCTGATTGATCAACTTTGACTGCTCTGTATTCTGTTGGCTGATGCGCTTTGCCTTGGCTTCTTCTTTGGTCTTCTCTCTTTCAGAAAGATTTTGATTGTTCAAGCCAGCAAGAGTCATGTTGTACTTGAACTCCTCACCCATCAACTGTTGCTTCAATGCAGCCTCTGCTTTCATGCGCTCAATCTCGAAAGCAACTTCAGCCTGTTTGATTTTCATCTTAGACTGGCCTTCTGCTTCAATCTTCATCATGGCGGCCTGCGCTGACATCTGTTGGATTTCCATTTGTTGTTGAGCAACCATCTGCTGCTTCATCATCTCCATCTTGTCGCGCTGCTCTTGTAACTTCATACGCTTAACCTTCAGCAATTGGTTTGCCATCTTAAGGTTCTTGATCTCGCGGATGTCAATAGCATCCTCAAGATTGATGTCACCTTTGGACAAAGCCATTTGGATATTGGCTTCCAATTGCGCACGCTCTTCTTCGTCGGGAGCAATCTCCAAGAAGATACCAAAGTCGTAGATGTACAAGTCCTTAATCTCGTTCAAGATAGATACATTGTACTTACCGATACGACTGATGAAGTCATCCTTGAAGTCTGCATATTCCAAGATATCAGCAATGCGGTAGGTCAAAGCCTCTGCAACCGAACGGAAGATATACAATCCCGCATCCAAGATATGGCGAGTGGCTGTGTTTGAATTCAACGCTGCCAACTTCTGTAAGCCAACCAAAGAGTTGGGGTCAGGGGTAGACGCATCACGAGCCTCGTTAAGCCCTGTAACGGTCCGCAACATGTCCATGTAATGGTTGTAGTTGGCAATCAACATCTGGGTTTTTGAAGCACCAGAGTTAGATGTCAACTGAGTAATGGGCACACGAGCATTGTTGAAGTCACCCTCTTGGGTATAACTTCTACCGATCACACTACCAGTTTGGAAGTACAATCTCAAAGCATCCTCGGGGTTATACGCGTTACCAGTACCCAAGTCTACCTCATTCAAGCCATCGGCATCAATGAATACACCATCGGGTACAGTACGTGCAATTACTTGTTGCAACTTCAAGTGGGTCAACTGAATCAAGTCAGCGAATGGAACCATTCTACGAACCAAAGACTCAATCGTTCCTTTGTACATACGAGGAGCGCATGCCACATAGTTAGGCAGTGCATGCTGTACAGATGACTTAGGACGAACCATGTTCTTGGACATCTCCCACTTCAATAAGTAGTTGGTACCCATAACCATAATGCCCTCATACCATACATCGATGGTCTTCTCTATCCTCTCAAACTTGCCATCCTCCATCATATCCATTGGTGGATTGAAGGTGTCATCTTTCTCAATGTAGCGGACGCCCCCACCCTCTAGATACTTCTTCTTATAAACAATCTTCTTTGTGGTTTTATAGTTAAAGTAAAGGAGAGTGGTGGTGTCCCTATAGAATAGGGTGTTCTGATAGAACTGAGCCACGTTGTAATAGTTGTACCAGTTCTGACTGCTCTTGGCAATTTCTTCCAAGTCAGCATTGGTCAACGTAGGGTCTATCTTTAACAACTCAATGATTGGCAATGACTTAATCTCACCCCAATAGAAACAATCTTTGAAGTAAGGGTCCTCAGTGTAACTGTAAACCACGTTAGCAGGGTCTACATATGATACTTGAACACCAGTGCCGGGAAGGAACTCGTGCTTGGTAACACCAATACCAATAACAGTCATGTCGTAATCGACACGCTTTCTCAAGTCGAGATACTTGTTCTCGTCAAGAATGGTATTGATAGCCTCTTCTTCTGCAATCTCAATCGCTGGCTTATAGTTCAACTGCATGTACAATGCCAACTCTTCATCGTTTGATGGGAGATCTTCTGGGTCTACTGTAAATGCGCTGATGCCTGTGCGCTCTTGAACAATCTCTAAGATATCTTTTGATACCATCTGAGACTCAATGATGTCTTGGTACTTGCTACGCTTTGCTTGAGACATGGCGTCTTGAGCGTAGGCTTTTACCTTGAACAATCTGTCAGACATACCATTCACCACGATATCCACAAACTTTGGGATAACAGGAACGGGGGTCCAATCCAAATTCAAGTAAGATAAATCACCATCAATAGCAAGTTCATTCTTGTACTTCTGTACAGACTGCTCGCCTCTGGCGTAGAGTCTGAGCCTGTGGAAATCTCTCCACTGGCCATAGTATCTACATTGGTTTCCGTCTTTGCGAAACCATTCGTATTGAATGGCTTGCCCAATTTGTATACCGTATTCAGCCGACGCTTTCTCCTGATCAGAGACGAACTGATCCGGGAACCCCGTGGCTGATATATTAACTATGACGTCCTTCATCGAATGATTTCACTTATATTTCCTTGATTCGAGTACCTTGCAAAAGTAATGCTTATTTTTGATTCTTTTTTTTCAGGTAAATATAGGTGTTTTTGATTTGCCATAATAGCGAGGCCGGAACTAATTGATGCATCAAACTTGGTTCTGTTGGAGATATCGAACTTCGCCCAATCCTCAAGCGTCTTGTTGAATGGCATCGTCCCAATCAAGTCAGGGTCTCGATACTTACCCTCAAAGTCAAAGCCAATATGCTTCTCGATGTAAGACTCAATAGCCGCAGCGTGCGACTGCCTCACATCCTCCGATGAGTTTGGTATACCACCCAACTCACGCTCTGTCTTGGACAGATTGTTGTATAACTTGTCGGGGCGGTTGATACTATACCCTCTGTACCCCCTATTCTTTAGGTGATACAATAGTCGTGGCTTGTTGTTCTCCGCCAGTACCGGCATGCCGTAGAATACCAATGCCATCAGCACGTCCTCAAAGAACACCTCTGCTGTCGGTGGTCTTGATATGTACTCGAGGAAGAACTCATTCACAGGAGCATTATCCATATGGAACTTTGTCAGTCCATGCAATGCACCATTTGATCCACGCCCATCCACGGTAGCAGATATATCATACGAGTCACAGCCGAATGAGCCAAGATGCTCATTGCCCGGGTACTTGATCCCGTTTCGGGTGATCATTCTGTTCTGCATGTTGGCTTCTGGCACCCAACTCACCAAGAACCTACCCCTGCTGTCGGGAGAGAATATAACCTTGGTATCCTTGATGCCATCCTTCCACATGAACGTACCGCGTGTGACCGTATGCGCCAACACTTGCGAGTCGTTGTAGTCTATCTGCTGGTAGATCTTGGTAAGATTGAAGAGCGATGACTTACTCTCGTCACGGAATGCGTGAGACTCCGTGCGCGGGAACTGACGATAGAATTCGTTGAGCGAATCAGCGTCATTCTTCAATGACTCTACTTCCGCCTCCCAGTAATCTATTGCACCAATCTTAATCCAGTTACCATCTACGCCCTTTACGGGGTTGCTAGGAGTCCTGAATACAGGCATACCATATCGATCGATAAAGCCCTCCATGTTCCACTCCATAGGAATGAACAGGTTGTATAGGCCACTCTTAGTTTGTCCGTTAGCATTTCTTTGTGCAGCATTTGAATCTTCGTATAGTTTCTTGTAGTTGTCACCACCCTTGCTCAGTGCGTTGGATGTAGAACCCATCATGCATTTGCCAATGATCTTGCTACCCACACGCAAACAGGTCTTGGTAACGCGCCAGTTGTTTAGGATGTTGTTTGGCTTTACCCACTTGGCGCTTTCGTCATGTGCCAAGAACAACAACTTCTCCCCGTCATATGAGTTCTCTTCTGTGTTACGCCAGTCAATGGTGGTATCCAATCCGTCAATCTCATCCATAGACACATCGTACATATTCTTCTTGGTGATTTTTGAAGCAGGAACTCGGTATGCCAATTCAGTCTTTGGCTTATCCATACCATCCATCACCGGCTTGAAGAAGAAAGGCAACTTGCTGTTGATAGGAACAACCTTATCGGTAAACATCTTCTTGGCATCGATACCGGTCTTAGACAAGATACCTACCCGTGAGTCACGAGCCAATGTCGCAATGTTTACCACCTCGGAAGAACACATAAACGAGAAACCTGAACGACGAATCTTCAAGTATATCATCCCGAAACATCTTATGTCTGCCTTGCATGCCTCCCAAAATATAAAGAATATTCTGTTGGCTTCCCGATAGTCTGGGTATCCAACGTCAATGCTAGACCACTGAAGGTACATCCAATGGCTACCGGTAATGAATGTGGGTACGCCATAGTTCATAAACCAAAATCCGTTCTCGCGGCTGTCGTAGTGGCTTTCAATATGGTCAATCCATTTATCCTTAAAGTCAGATGGCAGTTCGTTCCATTGGAATATGGATTGAATACGCTGTAGTTCTTTGGGATATTCTTGACGCTCCCAATACTGTTCAGATATCTTCTTGCTTCTCGAGTATGGGTTCTGTGGTGGTAGCGGTAGAGCAATGATCAGCCCAGATACCTTGATGATCTGTCCAACCTCTCCCGTCTTTGAGATAACAACCATGTCGTACTGCTCGTTATATCCATAACGCCAGCCCTTTAGTTTGTTCTTATGGTTCAACACCGTCTTGGGAACATAGTCCACAAGTTCGATGTACAAACTATTTAGATCTTCTCTCTGCGAAACCACGTTTAGAATCTGATTTTTTAGGACCACTCTCAACCATATCGATGTTTTCTTTCTCCGCAATAATGCGGTTGAGAATATCGAATGCATCAAATATAGCCAACTTTTTAGTAGCCGCAGCGTTCTTCAATCTATCTGCTGCTAATTCGTCATCTTCTCCGGGCTTAATAATATCTTCTTGGGCCACCTTAATCAGCCTTTCAACCGCAGCATAGCCAGCCTCAATGATCTTGAGTTTGATTTCTTTATTGTCTATCATGGTTGTGATTTTAAGAATGCAACCTGTATCAGCCTAGCATCTTCTCCTTTACCGAAGTTCTCAAAGATGTTACGAGAATGAGGAAGGCTTGAATCAAAGATAACCATTCTATTAAACTTCGAATAGAACACACAAGATCTATCACCTTGCTCGTCATAGATGGTAGTACCATCCTCTTTCGGATGGTCCTTACTCAAGTAAAGGATTGCGGTGACATCCCCCATCATCTCATCTGTGTGAATGAAGTTGGGTTCTTCCTGCCCTTCGGGTGACTTTCGAACAAAGTTAAAGGTCACATAAAACTTGGGTCCTAAATAAGCCATGGCTATGCGAGCAAACATATCCTCGTTTGATCTTGGCTGAATGTTGTGGAACACTTTGTCGCCGTCTACAACATCGATAAACTCTCCATCATGAATCTCCCTTATGTATCTATCGGGATCAATTAATACGTTGTCTAATACTGCTAGGTTCATAGTTTAATGGTTATTTGGTGGTCATACATTCGGTAGAGTTTCTCTCCATCTACCTCAAATTCATACTCGCTCTCAGGTTGGAAGCACACTAAGTCCCCTGCGTTTACCCCTTGACTGAGCAGATACTCGTTAGGATAAACCATTTCACCCATCAAAGGTTCTTCTTTGAACGGCTTAAAGATGTATGATTTCTGTACAGGTATGGGCTTGACGAAACAATATCGATCGTATGCATGCCATTGCCCGCTATGTTGGTATAGGAAAAACTGGTCGAGTTCGATAAAAAATAAGTCTTCACGAAAGAAACTCTTCCCACTCTTTCGATTGCCTTTGATGTCGTTGTAGAATTTGAAAACATTGTGGTGCACTAATAAGATATCACCGGGGACGATGGGGCCATTGTATCCTCGTGGGACCTCAATGACCTCAGCGTGTCGGTTTGAAAATTTATGATCTTCTTCAGAGGTGCTGATGATTAACTCAATACCTCCAATCTCTTTGGTATTGTTATATCGCTTCCCGTTTACTGGCTTGGCGATAAAGTAAAATGGCGACTGCATCAATAGTTAATGTTGTATTCTATGGATACAGGAATTGTGGAAGAGAACTCCTTCCACAACACAACCTCTTGTTTTGGGTTGATGATATAAATCTTGATTGATTGCTTACGGTCGTCGTACCTGATTAGGTGTATCTCATTGGTATCGCCAAGCACTTTTTGCCCAACGATATAATGCATAGCCCCACTCTTGTAGTCTGGACCAATCGCTATTTTCCTGATGTCCATATTTCATTTGATTAGATTTGATTTGTTGATTGTATTACTGGAGTTGCCAGATGTTCACCTCGGTTGATGGCACGTTGCTCCATCCGCCTAAGTTAGTGTGCGGGTAAAGGCCACCTGCGTTGGTACCTGAACTATCGCGCATGATCTCGAATGATGCAGTTGTGCCAGCGGTTGTAATGTTGATTGGGAAAGTAATCTCGTATGGAGTACTCACATTTGTGGTGTCCAAATGGAATGCCTTAACGCTGCCAGCCTGCACGCCATTCACCAAGAATCTGAACAACAAGATAGCCGTACCACCTGATGATCCTTGACGCTCTACGCTTCCGTATCCATTGATAAGATACAGACCGGTCTCATTGAAGGTGATCAAGCCTGCGGAATCAATCATCACAGCATCGCCTGACGTTCCTTGTGCAGCACCAAAGGTAACTTGCAACGCAGTATTCAAAGCACTCGGCGCTTGAATCACGGTGGACTGAGCAGCCAACACAGGAGTGAATTGAAAAACACTAGCACATACGGAAGCAATAGAACCAATAGTATAGTTCTTAGTTTCATTGCTGGACGATACTTCTGTTCCAATTAGTTTATCTGATACTGTCGGGGAACTGTCGACGTTATACTGTGAAATTTTCATCTTAGGTCAGTGTTAATAAGTATAAGGTTTTATATACTAAGTCAGACATCTCATCCAAAATGTTCTGCAAGCAATGAGGATAGTTCTTGTACTCTTCATCAATGGTCTTTGCCAATGACTTCAAGTGGGTGATCGCATCCTCAGCAGTTGACTGTGGGATAGAGATATCCACACGGCCAAAGTATCCGAAGTAGGACTCAGTAAAGTTGTCGGTCAACTCCAAGATGCCATCATAGTATGCGTTCAACGCCTTATGCTCGGCAAAGGATTCTGTCTTGAGATGCATCAAGTGCATCATGTCGCGGGATTGGAATAACATTCCAATGAATTTTGCAGGTGCCATTATTCTTTTTCTTTCTTTGTTATCTCCCCTGTCTTCATGTTGATAACCGCGTCCTCACCGTAGCGTTCAATCAACAGCCTTTCGTGATTGGAGAATTTCTCACGCAAGGAATCCAGTGCCATCAATACAGAGTGTTTCTGCATCTCGAGATCTGCAATGTTCAGTCTCAAGCGATTGTACTCAGCATTCATTTGCTGGATTGCTTCTAGTTCTTCTTTTGTTAAGTTCATTGGATTAGATTTTAATACAAATATATATCTTTTTTAAAAACAAAAATCCCCCTACTGGAGGGGGACTAATGTACTATGACTAATCAATTTACTTGGATGCTTTCTTCTTTGGCTTGAAGTTCTTGGCGTCCATCACTTGATACGATGTCTTTCCATTAACTCTCACCGCTTTGAGCAATTGCTTGCGGTTGCCGGCAGCCTTATACGATACGTGTACCCAGTCAGGATTCTTGTCATCACCGAACTCCCAGATAATCTGGTCGAAGTCCAAGTTGTTCACGATGTAAGAAAACAACTCTGCGTTCTTATCGTCCAAGTCGATGTCGACAGCCTGACCAACATTGTGTTGGCTGGCGCTAACACCACCAATGAGTTTGTTCAACTCAGGTGAGCGGTAACCGCTGCTGATTCTGATGGGGCAACCCATGCCTTCGCGCAATGGCTCAAGCACTTTCTCGCACAATGTAGTTAGGTTGGCTACAACCTGTGGGTCTTTGGGGATATTGGAGATCCCGTTCTTAATGGCAGTCTGACTATTGGTCAACTCCTTCATTGAGAAATGTTCTGTAAGGTTCATGATCTTATCTTTTAATTATTAGCAAAATAAATAGAATTGCTGCCACAATTACAAGCCACCAAGGATAATCTCGCTCTTTGTAAGTTATTCTTGGCTTAGTAGTTATGGTCTTTGTTCTGATGATTGTCTTGGGACGCTGGGTAATGATGGTCTTAATCGTGTCCTTGTAGCGGATTACCTTGACCCTGATACTCCCTGTGTCTATGGTGATTGTATCAATCTCTTTGGTGACTACTGTCTTTTCAAAGTACAGAGAGTCATGCACCTTGATGGTGTCTGTGATGGTGAATGTATCTGGTGCGCATAGTGCCGGCTCTTTTTTGCATGCCTGCTTGATATGCCACTGAGCAGAGCAGGAAGAAAGTAGCAATATGATGATCAGATATCTCACTCTTCTGATTTTTTGTTTGAGAACTTATCGATAGACGTAAAGCCTAGCGTCAAGATAGTCACCCACTCTACAGCCTCTACCAATTCTTTGGATGGGGCAATGTCTTGTGGCGACATAGAGTTGTGGGCCATGGTACCGAACAACACGAAGGCTCCGATGATACCGACAAAGCGCTTGCTTGATAACTCGCCCTTGTCGCCCTTAAAGATTTCTAATAACTTTTTCATTTCTTGTTATGCATTAATGACCTAATGAACTCATCGCGTTGAGCCATCAGGTATTGTTCACGAGCGATCATTCGTTCACGCTCGGCATCAACAATCTTGTTGATGTATTCTTGCTTTTCTTTTACGACAGCATCGTATCTAAGTATCTCCGATTCGAAGATCCGATTTTGATAATAGAGTCCACCAATCATTAGGATGATTGTAAAGGATTGATCCTTTAATTTATCCAAGAATGTATTGGTGACGTTGCTCATTTCCCTTGGCCCCGGTAGGCTTTGCGATAATTCTTACTGGTCTTAAGCGAGGAGTTCTTCTTCTTGGAAACAACGCCGGGTCTAGATACCTTTGGCTTTGGCTTCCATGTAGATGCCGTATTGGTTTTTACTTTTGCTGCCATATGTATAGTCTGAAATACTCGAAGTCCTCTTTGCCACCCTCTTCGACATAGTTGAGCCATGCCTCATAGATTGGGCCTTTGAATTTCACCTCGTCTACTGCGGTGTCTATGCCACTGCCAATCATCTTGACAGCATAGATTTCCATCTTGTCCTCCATCTTCTCAACGACCAACTCCATATTTTCGACCTTGGCTTTGAGTTGCTCCTTCTCTTTTACCTTTTGCTCAACCAACTTCTCGTTCATCTTCTTGGCCATTGCGGTGGCCTGTGAGGCACTCTGAATGTTTTTTGATACCTTGGCTAAGAGTGCATCAATTTCGTTTGTCTTAGGGGCTTCTGTGGCCCAAGATTCGGTGAACAGGTATCCTGTTATGAATACAACCGAAAAGATCCAGAGTAGATGTTTCATAACTTCTTCATTGAGTTTAGAATTCTAAGTTCCGTTATGGCTGCTGACAGGGCAGAGTCTGC